CGCATGATTTCGTCGTAGGCTTCTTGTGTACGAGACACATCCAATTTCCACCGAAGGGCCTCTTGCTCTCTGGCGCAGTCCATCTTGAAGGTCAGGTAGTCAATCAGACGATCCCTATCTTCTTTGTCCTGATAGAGCTTGTTGAGCTTGATGTCCAAGTCACGCCACAGACGAGAGTTAATCTTAACGTCTTCGTCACACCTGTGTGCGTACTCCTCTGCTGTCAGGCTGTCCCAGTCCTTAATCACTGGCTTAGGCACCCCGTAGTCCACACCATAGCCCTCTAGACCATGCTTCTGACGGTCATGGTTGAGGTACCAAGACAGGGCCAGAGTATCAACAAGACGTGCATTGACCTTAATCCCTAGCACTTTTTCCACTGCGGGGATGTCAAACCTAATCTGATTATGAGCAATCAACACATCGGCACTATTGATGAACTCCCGCATCTTGTTGTAGTCATGCGTATGGTGGACTTCGTTAGTCCCAACCTCCTGCCAAGAGATAACATGGATTTTGTCAAGAACGTCCAGAAGTCCATTGGTTTCTATGTCCCAAACGTAATGTTTCATGTAACCCCACTCTCCTTAAATCTCTCATAAAGTGAGAGCAAATCTCGTTGGTTCTCTAGCTTAAAGTTGATATACATCCCCCCTTTAGTCAAGTGCTCTGGGTGAACAAGCCCAAAGATAAAACTCTTGTCTACCACACCGATTAAAAGGCCGTAGATCAAGAAATTATACATATCTGAGTTTGCGTCTTCAAGTTCCGACAGAAACCCCTCAATATGACGCTCGTCATTAAAAAACTCATACGCCAACTTAGACTTCTCTTTTGACCTATTAATTCCACTTTTAACAACGCCCAAATCTGATTTGAAAGTGACATCATGAACTTGCCCATGACAGTCTTTGCACAGTAGGGCTAAGTTGCTCTCAGAATCACTCCCGCCCCTAGACCTAGGCACAATGTGATGTTTATGCATTTCTACCCCAGAGGCAGAACAGTTGGAACATTTGTCTACCATCAAATTACCTCTCTTAGTGTAAACGTATCAGTGCTAAACCGCATCTTACCAGCGGCCCCTTCTTCAGAACATGGGCGGTTCTTCTCTACTCGAATATAAGTAGTGTTGCGCTCTTCCAAAGTATCTGCTTCCTTGTCCCGTTGCAAGTCGATAATGACTGACGCCCGTTGCCCAATCATCTTACAGTACTTAGGGTCTCCGTTCTCGTTAGTGTGAGCAATAGTGATGATACCAACGTTCAACTCAGCAGCCAGCTTAGATAGACGCACAGACAGGTCAGCAAGCATCTGTTCCTTACTGTCTTCTGACAGTCCAGCAACAACATCCTGAATAGGCTCGAAGAACACAAACTTACAACCAGCAGCTTGACTAAAGAACCTGATCTGGTCGATCAGATCGTCAGCACCTTGACCATCACCAAGGTAAAACTGATAGAACAGTTCGTCCTTAGTCAGATTCTTGATGGCCTCTACTACCTGATCTTCTGCCTGCTTCTCGTCAATCAAGTCACGCCGTGTCAGGTTGTCCTGTAGCTCATACGACACAAGACCTAGCAAGGAACGTAGCTTAGTCTCCTCAAGGTGCCACGCTGCAATGGGAACCCCACGCTGCAACATGTTGTATTCCAGATACCGCATTACTTCAGTTTTACCGATACCTGTTGGTGCCTTGATAACCGTGAAGTGACCTTGCATCAGCCCCATGATCTTGTCGTCTAGTGCCTGTATGCCTGTCGGCACATACTGATGCTCAGGCGTGTCACGATAGAGAGACAGGAACTGCTCTGTTGTGTTCAGAACATTCTCAGGCGTGTACTTCTTAGCGTTCCACCATGCACTCTTGAACTCAGCCCCAGCGTTCTTTTGCAGGAACTCATTAGCGTCCTTGAACCGACTGTGATCTACCCGATAGACCTTGTTAGGGAACATCTTGGCGATCTTGTCAGCAACAGCATTACCAGCTTCATCAGTGTCAACAGACAGGACGATTTGGTCGAAACTGTTTAGCCAGTCGTGGCAGTTGTCCCAGAGCTTCTTAGAGGGGTTTGCAGAGGGCAGTGACACCACAGGGTTGATGTAGCTACTCTTCAGCATCTGTGCCGCTGACAGAGCGTCCAGCTCACCCTCAGTGATGGTTACTTTCTTAGAGCAACCAGCAGTAAACATGTTCATGCCGAACAGCTCGTCACCCTTGAAACCGTCCTTAGCAAAGAACTTCTTTTCTGCCAGTGTACGAACCTTCTTACCACCAGAGGGGTAAACATATTCTTGTTGGTCCCCGTAGGTCAGAACCCCGAAGTCTTCCATTGTCTTCTGCGTGATCCCACGCATGGCAACATATTTACCTGCAACACCACTAATAGCCTTAGGTGTGTATTGTTGTTGTGGGACAAAACTACTTTCTAGTGCTGCACTATCCAAACTTGAGTACCTTCCTTTTTTATCACATTTAAAACACCCAAAGACATTCTTCTCCTTGTCATAACTGAAAGCGTCTGACGACTCACAGAATGGACAGGGTTGATGAGCTACATTGACCAACAGTTATTCCTCTCTTAAGTTTTACTCTTAAGTATCAATCTTAAGTATCATTAACTAGTTATAGTTACAAAACCTATGACTAAAACTTAAGAGTCCATACTTGCTTATAAGTACTTTTTACGAGCTTTTATGCATCACTAATTGTTACAGTTTCTTTCTGATCTTGGACAAAGCTACATTTTCATGCCTAGATACCCAGCTCTGGTCAAGTCCAAACTCATCAGCCACTACATCTTGTGTCATACCGTCTAAGTAACGCATCTTCAGGATTTGCCACTCTGTTGGGTTTAGTGTCGTAAGTGCAACAGAAATGACATGGATGTAGTACTCTCGCTCTTCGTAAGCCTCAGCATGGTCAGGTGTGAAGGCAGAGTCCTCTGACAACAATTCAGTAGAGTTAGACATAGCAGCCATCAGGGACAGGAAGGTGCCGTTGGTTACTCCCTCTAGCCCATCTGTCTCAGTGTCCCCTGAGATGGCCTTAGAAGCCATCCTAGAGGCATTTGCTACAGGTACGTTGACTGCCTTTGTCTTGATGTTGTTGTAGTCGTTCATTTCCCTGCGGGCAGCACCAATATAATCTTGCTTACCTGTCGCTGAACCTGTCTCTCTCAGCTCGTAGCAAGCAAGCAGACCCTCACTCACAAGATCATCATACTGGTTTTGGTTCTTGTACCTCCGCGCAAGGCTCTTACACAGTTTCAGTATTTCTGGGTCTGTCATTCTGTCTCCTGCTCTTGTGAGAGATACTCACCCCTATCGACAATAGCCTGTAGTGCGTCTTCGATGTCCATGCCGTATGCTGCACAAGTGAGTGTCAGACGCAGGCCAAGCTCTGCTACTATCTTCTGTGTACGTTTATCAAGATCGAAGGTGTATGTAGCTCCACCAGACTCGTTCTCAATCACGTCAACAATTACTAAGTGCCCCACTTCATCAGCCATCGTTCTGTCCTTTCATTGGGCCTCTTAGTTCTGTCAATATCTTATTCAACTTCTCCGTATCTGCTGCACGACAAGATCGTAATTGATTGGGATGAAAGACAATACCATCATCGGTCTCCTCTGTCTTATCAAGCATAGAGAATAGCTGTTCGATCAGGTGTGTTTGATGTTGCAGCTTGGCCTCAAGATCACGCACAGCTTGCGTTGCGATCTTGTCGCACTCAGCATAGGCGGCTTTGTATTTCTCGCAGGTCGCCAGCTTGGCTTCGAGTTCCTCAATACGTCTTACAGCAAACTTAATATCCTCCAACGTGTTTATGCTGCGTAGATCATCCATCTTAACTGCGTTCTCCTCATTCGCTACGCTCATTAGAACATCTCCCCTATACTCAGCGAGTACTTGTTTACTTTTGCAAGGTCAGACTCGTAGTTGTCCGTAGTAAACCACTGCAAGACTTGGATACAACCCCTAATCATGTTGATGTTGTCCTGATAGTCCGAAAGCTGCCACTCCTGCCCTTCGATAGAGATGTCACCCATCTGTTCCAGATAAGCAAAGCAGTCTTCGATTGTACCCTTGAGACGGTGCGAGATAATCAAGTCAGCAAAGTCACTGTAGATCAACTCTCGTGTCATTATGTCTAAGTTATTATCAGTCATTCCTGCTCTCCTGTCTGAAGCAAAGCATCCCACGACACTGGGAATAGGTCACGCATAACATCACTAATCTGGTCAGCAACAATACGGCTCTCGTACTGTGTATCAGATGCACAACGTAGTTTACACATACTAGCAAAGGCGTCAAGGCTACCTGACCAATAGTTATTATCTGTCATCGTCAATTTCCCCCGCAAGAATAGATTTAACTCTAGACATGGCGTCTTTGTAGCCTTGTTCGTAACCACCTTTACCGGACTCAAAACCTTCTTTAAGCCCTATCCGATACCCAATCTTAAAAGTCAGGTTGTTGTAAGCCTGTCCAAAATATGGCTTATTGCTATCTGAACTGTCACTGGGTGGTAGGCCAAGTTCTTTTGCGTAATGGGAGGTAACCCATGTAAGATGCCGTTCGTGCTGGGTAGTTTCTTGTTTGTGCACATCGCCATACTCTTTAACAAAACGTGCAATCATATCATCTATAGTTTTTAATACATCAGACATTTTGTCCACCTTTCATCCATTTAACAACTGCTTCAAGTTCTTCTATTGTTGCATTACCTTTTATGTTGTTAGCCCTACGTGACAGCCACACAACATTGCCTTCTACGTACCCGTCATCTGGTTTTATACGGTCTAGTTGAGGTCCATAGAGATTATCCTTGTGTGATAAAATGTCCATCTCAACTTCGAGAATAGCACACTTCCCTGTCCAGATACTCTCAAGGTATTCAGGTGTTAAGTCAAAGGGTATTCTCCTCTTAAGGCAGTCCTGACGTTTACTACTACACTTAAACTTGAACGGATTACGTCTTCGCCACTCTCTTTGAGACCTGTTGTCCCTTTCTCTGTCACGCCTCGTCATGGACAAGAGCCTTCCAGCTTACAGGAAACAGACCAGACATTACCTCGTCAATCTGCTGAGCAACCAACCGTGTTTCATACTGCGTATCACCCTTAAGACGAAGGACACACATACTTGCAAATGCGTCAAGACTACCACTCCAATAAAACTCAGTCATGGTGGATTGTGGCAGAACCATACGGGCTTGTTCAGGTGCTACACCTGCTCGGATCATACTACGATAAATCACAAAGCTTGTATCATTAACGTCCATTGCTGCAAACTTTGGATGCGTGTATTCCCCCGAAGAATCTATAACACAGGAGGTCGTAATCTCACCCTTACTACCCTGCTTCTTATCCTCTCTGCGACCACGCCAGACATCAGGATTATAGAACTCAGGTTCCTCATCCACATACCGACGACTGATTTCATTCCAACGCAGGAA